TCAGCGTCAAGGTCCGTTTGACACAGAGCTTGATCCAGTATATCAATCAAATCTTTGCCAAGAGATACTATTACCCACGCGACCTTTCCAGAGGATTGAAGACGCTGAGGGAAGAATCGCTCTGTGTACTCTTGGCAGTATAAACTGGGGAGCGTTTAGGAATCCACAAGACATGCGTAAGTGCTGTAGAATACTGGTTCGTAGTCTCAGCAACTTACTTAACTATCAAGACTTCCTGAGTATTCAGAGTGAATTGGCTAACAAGGACTTTGAACCACTTGGGGTTGGCATCACCAATCTCGCTTATTGGCACGCCCGCAAGGGACTCAAGTACGGCGAACCAACTGCTTTGGCGGAAGTCAAGCGTTGGATGGAACATCAGGCCTATTACCTAACCGAAATGAGTGTAGAATTGGCCGAGGAGCGCGGTGCTTGCGGTAAGTCGTCGCAGACCTATTACGGTAGGGGCATATTCCCCTGGGAACGTCGCGCCAAAGGGGTTGATGAGCTAACGGATTTTACTCCAAGTCTTGACTGGGAACCACTTCGTGCCAAGATGATTCGTTCGGGCATACGCAATGGTACTTTGATGGCCGTTGCCCCTGTTGAATCTAGTTCTGTTGTGTTAAACTCAACCAACGGCATTGAAATGCCAATGGAGTTGATTTCGGTGAAAGAATCTAAGGCAGGAAGTTTTGTACAGGTAGTTCCTGAATATCGTAGACTACGTAGTCGCTATCAGCTGATGTGGGATCAACGTGATTGTCAAGACTATCTCAAAACTGCGGCTGTACTAGCAGCCTATATTGATCAAAGTTTGAGTACTAATACATTTTATAACCCAGCTTATTACCCCGATAACAAAGTACCGGGCACTGTGATTGCAGGCAATCTCATGCGGGCGCATCGCTGGGGTATAAAAACCATTTACTACAGTCTAATCAACAAGGTTGGAAGCAAAATCAATTTGGCTAATACACCAGTTAGAGAAGCTACCACTATCAATAGTAATTACCCAGTTGAAGTTATGAACACGGTAAGTGAGGAGGATTGCGAAAGTTGCAAGCTCTAACCGAACAGCAGCAACAAGTTAGATGGTATTTAGATCAATGGAACATAGACCCCAGTTATGTTCCATCAGTTGATATGGCCAGTATGACCATACATGCCCTTGAATGTGAAAATATTCAGGCGGTTAGGCTGAACAGCGCAGGGGTTTTAGAAATAGAGTTTTACGAAGATGAGCAAAGCACAATACAACCTACATAGACAGACAAATTATCTCAAACGCAGTATGTTCCTTGATCCAGAAGGTCCAGTCACAGTACAACGATTTGAAGAAGTCAAATATCCTCGTATTCAAAAATTCGAAGAAACTGCTCGTGGCTTCTTTTGGGTTCCAGAAGAAGTAACCCTGACCAAAGATAAAATTGACTTCAAAGAAGCATCGGATGCTATACGTCACATATTCACCAGCAACCTACTGCGTCAAACTGCCTTAGACAGCATACAAGGACGGGCTCCAAGCCAAATCTTTAGTCCAGTTATATCAGTCCCTGAAGTTGAAGCCTTAGTTAATAATTGGAGTTTTTTTGAAACAAATATTCACAGCAAAAGCTATAGCCATATCATTAGAAACATTTATGGTGTGCCTAAAGAAGAATTCAATAAAATACATGACACACAAGAGATTGTTGATATGGCGGCCAGTGTTGGCAATTATTATGATATGCTGCATCGTATCAACTGTGCCAAAGAGTTAGGAGAACCTGTCACAGAGCGTGAACATATTCGAGCAATTTGGCTAGCACTCAATGCCAGTTATGCGCTCGAAGCATTACGTTTTATGGTAAGTTTTGCTACTAGTTTGGCCATGGTGGAGAATCGTATATTCATTGGCAACGGCAATATTATTGCACTGATTCTACAAGATGAGATACTACATGCGGATTGGACTGCTTATATTATCAATCAAGTGCAAAAGGATGACCCAAGGTTCGCCCAAGCCGCCCAGGACTGTAAAGATGAAGTTTATACTATGTATATGGATGTGGTTCGAGAAGAAAAGAGCTGGGCAGACTATTTGTTCAAACGAGGTGTGGTTATTGGATTAAATGCTCAGATATTGCGTGATTTTGTAGATTTTACAGCTTTTACTAAACTTCGCGAGATTGGTGTCAAATATTTAGAAGATCATCCCAAGAGCACGCCTATTCCTTGGTTCAACAAACATGTTAACATAAATAAAAAACAAACGGCTTTGCAGGAGTCTGAAAGCACAAACTACGTAATTGGTGTAATGTCAGAAACTGTAGACTATGCTGAATTGCCCAATATCTAAGGAGTATTCATGGCAAAGATTGATGAAGAAAGAATGCTGGTTAGACTTAGTCTGTTGATAAGAGACACAGATAATGTTAGCAATCTAACATTTGTAACCAGTAATCTAGTATCCACACTAGAAAGTTATGTAACAAGTCTTTATGCTGGTACCGGTATTGAAGGACTTATAGTAGAGGTAAACGATGTTACTACCGGTTGGACTGTGGTGAATAACGCTAGTACTACCACCACTACTACTAGTACCACTAGTACCACTAGTACCACTACAACTACAACAGCCGGACCTTAATGCCTGATTCCTTAGTAGATAATTATCTATTAATCCGTGTCAGTTTATTAATTAGGGAAACAGCCAACGTAGAAACAGTGACTTTAATCACCAGTAATCTAGTTTCAGCTACCAACGCATACGTAACATCGACTTTTGTACCTTTGTATGCCAATGCTTATGCTAATTCTGTGATGACAATCAGCACTGTTCGTTTGTAAAAAGGAGCCAGCATGCCTACCATACATCAAGAAGTCATAGAAGTAAAACTGTATAAATTAGTAAAGAATCACGATCAGGCTGAGCCTATAATCAATGAAGAATTGTTAACGGCACTGAGTAGTGTGGTAGAAGAATTAGCAGGACAAGGTGTTGTAGTAGAAATAGGAAAACAATGATCAAAGTATATAGTAAAACCAATTGTGTAAACTGTGATAGTGCAAAACAACTGCTAGAACAAGCAGGAATTCAGTATGAAGAAATTCTAGTAGATCAAGATGCACAAGCTAGACAATTCTTAATCGATGCTGGGCATAGGTCAGTGCCCCAAATCTATCGTGACCAAGTTTTGGCTGTGCCAAATGGTTGGCAAGGCCTTAAACAATTAGATTCTCAATCACTTCAATTACTTAAAGGATAATCAAATGTTAGTAGAAAATAGCACATATAATGCCGGCGATGTTATCAACATCAAATTGGTATCTGGTGATGAAATTGTAGGACGCCTGGTTAATCGCGACACACAAGGTTACGTACTTAACAAGCCATGCGTGGTAGTTACCAGCTCTGACGGCATTGGCTTAGTGCAGGCCATGTTTGGTCTTGACCCTGAACAAGAACCTTTACGTTATAAAGATGAACATGTGATAACAGTATGCCATACTCATGAGCCCATGCGTAATCATTATAATAGAGTAACCACAGCAGAATAAAATGTCTTCCATATCATTAGGACGCCCAGTAGCAAGACAACTACGTGATCAAGCATCAGGTCCGGCTATGACCGGAGCTCGTAGAACATTGGTAAATGGTCGTCCTATACTACGTCGTGGCGACATGTTGGCCTTTGGCGGAGTGATTACAGAAGGTGATCCAGACATTCTAGTAGAAGGTCGCCAATTGGCCTATCAAGGACATAAGGACAGTAGAGCCATGCCAATGGCTATACAAGGTCCAGGACAGGTGTTGGCCAAGCCACGCCGTGATTGATTATGCCCATCAATCTTACTCCTGTTCAAACACTGGCGCTGGCTGGTTTATTAAAAAATAACAATGACACTGCACTGAATCAACAGCAAGGGTTTAGTGTATCCGAATCGCTAATCACTGCGGTAGGACAATTTGGTACAGCAGAAATCAGTGGCATAAGTCAAAGTTGTCTAAACAACAATGGACCAGCAGTTATAGCAGCCATAAAACAACTACCTGGTTGTTTGACTGGCTACGCAGATGCTGCGCTACGCAGTCAATTTGTGGCCGATATTGATTATAACAACATAGTAAATGCTGTACTATACCAAGCTCAAAGCCTAGACCAATTTGGCATGATGGGTTTGATAAAGAATTTCCAAAGTGCTTATGTGTTTTGCTCAAGTAGTTACAATACATTAAGCATGATTAACACTGCTGGAAGATTAAATCTTGCCGCAGGTGATCTGGGGTTTTTATTCAATAATTTTGATGACCTAGTCACAATGGGTATCAGTAACCAATTTGGTAGTTTGAGTTCGGCAGGATTTCAACAGCTGGTTACTAATATAGAAGATTTTGGTACTATGTTTTCTACTTCCGACTTAGCCAGTTGTTTTTCAATACCTAGTTTAATTAGAAACTTGTTTAATCATGGATTCGTCGATGACATAGTTAGTGTATTAAATCAAGATAATATTAGTGTGGATAGAATAGACGTAATCAGTAATTACTTATTAACTGCGGCATTGAATAAGTTACAACCGGTCACTGTCAAGCGCATGATAGCTGCTACCAATTATAGAGCAGGGTCTGGAAAAGTACCTGTACGTATCACAGACGTGCTAGACCCCGAACAGGCTTTTGGTGGTGCTGCCCTTGGCCTAGTACCCACATTTGATGCACTGAGTACAAAACTAGTTGCAGTATTTGGGCAACGCCCTGCTGTAAAGACCATGAGCGAATTAGGTAAAACGTTAAAAAGTTTTCAACAACCAAACCTTAAAAATCTAACTCGGCTCAATAGCGATCGTGTAGGTTATACCAATGCGTTTAATTCAGCGTCATTATTTGCACTAGGAACAGGTACAGGTCCATACAAAAATCCCACTATGCGAGATGTTATAGGATCTTATATTGGTGACCCGTATACTGCGTTAATTCAAAACTTATTGGATATTCAATCTGCTGTGATTACTACCAATGAAGGGCAAGCAGTAATAAAGGCATTGGCTCAAGCATCCGTCAATAGAGCAGACACAGCCAAAGATGCCGAACTAGGACTGGCTCTAAGCAAGGCAGTCGATCAATTAATCACTTCGACTAATGTTACTATACGTCGTAGTCTTAATGTGGGTATAGCTGACTTTAAACATTTATTAAGTGCCTTAGCTCAAGAACGACAAAATCAACAGCTCGCTGGCATAACAGCAAGTACTAGTAATGGCTCAATAAGTGAATGTTTTGGGTTTGTGGTAACATTAGCAACTCTATATCAAGACCCCGAACAAATTGGTTATGGCGATTTTGTACGTAAGGCTTGTGCGGATAACATTTATGGAGATGCAATAAAAAACGCCATTATCGAAGGTTATAATCAATCAATTATGGATAATCTAGGGGTTGAAGTATCTAATGTGGTTGACCCCAGTCAATTTTCTGGTCCGGACCAGGATTCTTGCTGCCCTTGACAGTTTAGTCGAATCGGTAGCACAAATTCAATGTTTATGCTATACTGGATACTTCCGTATAGTGTCTATCACCGCTAAAGGAGGACTTATGTCAGATATAAGAGTTGGCAATAGCAAATCGCGCATGCCACAAATTATTATGACAATCACCGCAGTGTTTGTGATGCTGATAGGTGTGTATGTGTGCGGTAGTCTGTTAAAATGGGTAATCAATAGTAAGTTTAGTAAAATTGAACCTGTTGCTGAAACTCAGATTACTGCACAATATAGAGAACGTCAATTGGCCTGTTTGGCTCGTAATATCTATTTCGAAGCTGGAAATGAACCATTTGAAGGCAAAGTAGCAGTAGCACAAGTCACAATTAATCGCGCAGAGGCTCGCGGATTTCCTGATGACCTGTGTCAAGTAGTGTATCAGAAAAATGTCATATACGAACGTGTTATATGCCAGTTTAGTTGGTACTGCGATCGTGTGGCTATGAGCCGTATTATTCATGCAGGTGTATACGATGAAAGTATGGAGGTAGCTAAGAAAGTTTTACTAGAAGGATTTAGACTACCCAGTTTGACACAGGCCTTATACTATCATGCTGATTATGTAAGCCCGGGCTGGAAACGTGAACGCATTACCAAAATTGGTCGTCATATTTTTTACAAATAAGGAAATATAATGAGTTTGAAACCCGCTGTTAAAGAACCAGAGTATGAATCATTACCTGCAGCCACTAGAGTTTTAGAAGGCATTTTAAATATACCTGGCACAGTTTTGGATTTTATTCGAGATCACCTAGTTAATATCAGTGCAAGAACGTTAGGGTTGATGTGTATTATTTTGTTGCATTTTAGTAGCGTACCAACCTTACTGGCAGTATTAACCAGTCAAACTGATAAAATGCCGCCTGTTGATATCATGCTTTTTGTTTGGGCAGGTTTAACCACAATATTTTTCAAAAGTTTGTTTGAACGAAATTATTTGTATATTGCCACTAACTGCTTAGGTTTTGTGGCTCAGACAGTTTTAATGAGTTTGATCTTATTCAAATAACTATTGGGTTATCGAATTTTTAATAACAATTAAATACTAGGTGTTGGCCAACTACGGAGTTCCATATGAGCAAAAGAGCACAAATCGACTTAGAGCAAGACCAGGAATGTACAGCATCGGAACTCGAAGAAATTGATGATTTCGAAATTGAAAATAGTGATATAGGGTTTTTGTTGGACAAAGACGGCAATCTAAAAACAGTTTTTGGACCCACAGAAGGCTTTAGTAATCCCAGCGAGAATGTAGCAGCAATCTTGGAGATTTTTGGAATTAGTGAGCTTACATTACCTAATCGAACCCTACACTAGGTGCTGAAAAAATAGACCTAACTGTGGCGTAAAAACCACAGTTTTGTGTCTATTTTTCAGGCATTTTCTTGTGGTTTTCGCGCCACAAAAGGTCGAAACTTGACAGGGTTACCCGTTTTTGCTATACTACGAGTATGGAAAAACGCACTCGTAAACGCCGTCAAGACACCAAGCATGCCTTGTACATGATCGTTAATGTAGTGACCAATGAGCACTATGTTGGCATTACAGTATGCGGCAGCGAAGTCAATCGCGCTCTCAAAATACGCTGGCAAAAGCATGTTCGTCGTGCTGTAACTGAGAACAAAGCGTGGGCTTTGTGCAACAGTATTCGTACTCATGGCGCAGAAGCTCATGTCATGCTATTAGTTGACATTGTGCGTGGACGCAAGCCCGCACATGTCGCAGAGCGCGAAATTGTAAATTCATGTGCTCCGGCACTAAACACGCATTAACCCTAAGGTTGACAGGGTTATTGATTTATGTTATACTAACGGTACACTGAAACAACGGAGATACAAAATGGCATACAAAGGTTTTTATCGTGCTCCTCGTGTTGTTACCCCTGACGCTGCTCAGGAACCCCAAGTGCAAGCTCTGCG